GGTTCAACCCATCTACGGTTGATTTAACCGCTTCTAGAGAGGAACCGCTTAACTGTGCAGCGTGCCCAAGTTCTTGCACCGCCTCAATGCTCACATTCTCTTCATTTGCCCAATCACCTAGGCTATCGATAGCCTCCGCAGTATGAGCAGTGAATATCGCAAGGCTTCCAGCGGCAGCAATAGCAGTCGCCCCAAATGCAATAGCGGCAGTAGCAGCAGTCTGCAAATGTTTTTCAAAACTAACAAGCTCCTTATCATCAACCTCAAATCCCAAGGCTGCAAAAAAGTCGCCAATGCTTGTACCTTTCATTATTCAAGCCCCTCTACTGACTCATTAAGGGCAGCACGAACAAAACAATCTTTGCCCTCTAATAGCTTCCGCATTCCCACTTCCTTTTCCGGGCCAATGAATTTACCATCATAGTCCACCGCTAACTCATAGAACGATTTGGATATCTCTTGCAACTTTGGGGGCAAGTGTTCATATGAAAAATACTTAAGTATTGGGCTCATTTTTTCAACTCCTTAAATCTACGTTGATATTCTTCCTCTTCGTCCATTGCTTCATGAAAATCAGCCAAGTCATTTAAACCATAAACAGTTTTCAATTCGTGCAATGTACAAAGAGCGGGTTCACGCATAATAGGGCGCATTATGTACCAGTTGATATTGGCTGATTCGATGATGGGGACGCTGTTTTCCCTCCGAGGTTTAAACCGGAGGGGAGCACGTCCAAAAAATCGGAAAAATTATACCTCAACGCCCCTAGGAATACTGACCACAATTCCTTATTTCTGCCCGTGAAAGTGCTGTTAATTTCTATCCGCTCCCCATTGCAAGACACATAATTAAAAACCGTTTCCATTGTGGTTAACAGCTCATCCGCGTTCATGCGGGATGCTATCAGCCCTATAATGGTTCCACCAACCGCCTCAGCGTTATCACCCTTTTCGGTAAGGGCCTTGAAAAGGGGTTCCCCGATTACCTTTGCAATAGCCACCTCAACCTTCAACGCTTCGACGGCGGGTAACATCCCGAAGGAATAAGTACGGTCTTTAATCACCAAGTCCTTAATCATACTCACCGCCCTCAGAAACAACTTCTTCGGCTATGATTCCGGTCAAAGCAGATTCAGACCAGAACTCTTCGACCCCAATGCCAGCGGCATTTTGATATCGTACAAGGTACTTATTTTCATTTTCACTTGAATTAAGCCTTGCGACAATATGCCCCTGTTCCCCGCTGCAATCAATCTCAACCAGTTCCAATAATTCAAATACAAACATATCCCCAATCATATCTCTATCCTATAAATGAACCCAATAATCCCGGGTCACCTGCAAGCAAGTCCAACCTCTCAACAACAAATTGCCATTCTGTAACCTGGCCATTTGCCCCCCTTGTCATATCAGCAGGTTTTTTAATGTAACCCAACGAACCCGCGCCCACATCATTCCTATACGTATCTTGGAATAAAATTTGAATAGCCTTAAACCGTACACCCCGCCCTTCTTGCAAGTTAAGCAACTTGGTCAAGTATTTGTTGGATGGGGATACTTGGTTAAGTTTAATGGCAATTTCACCAGAAAAGTCAGCGGACAGACTAACCATCATATTCCCATCCGCACCCACTTTGTCAGATGCAGAATCGTTTCGACGTTTCATATCAATAACGTCATCCCCGTCTGCAAACCCTGTTATTTCCACCCCGTTGATTAATAGGACGGTATTTAGAAAGCTATACGTTCTCATTGGTTACTCCTTAGCGTTCAAAAGTGATGGTGACGTCTACGAAATGAATTGCGCCAGCACCTTTGCAGATTGCCTGAATCGGGGGAGCTTTTCTTGCTTGCCTATCCGATTGGTTCTGGTCTCGAACTGGTTGAGCATACACATAGAAACCCTTTGGCAAGTAATCCCCAGATTTCACTTCCCCTAAGTCCGAACCGTTCCATTGCCCTTCTGCAAGCAACCCATTCCGGACGCCTTCCCTTAATGCGGATTCAACTTGGGAGACAATAGCTGCAACCCCTTTGTCCGTCTGCGGCACTTTGGTTGTACGAGTAAGCAGGTATCCGAACACATTTGTCTCAACTGCGTTCTGTAACCAATCCAGACCGTGACGTTCATCAAAGAACTGCCCGCTTGCCATCCAACCCTCTGCCATCATTACAGAATCACCGAACGTGGTGTAATAATTTCCATTTTTAGCCACAATTGCCAATCGTTGGGTTTCTGTGAGGTTGGATGGGGTTGTGCCGGGTAATTGTTTGAACTTTAATGTCAGGGTGGAATTTTCCTCGTTAAAGTTGACCGTGAATCCCCTGGCAAACGCACTAACAATCATATAATCATCATTGTCATCCCATATCCAGAAAGTACGGTTGTACAGGAACGATTTCATAACCGAACCAATATCCACACTCACAGCCGGGTCAAGAACGTTAGATGCCTTGGTAGTGAAACCAAATATCTTGACCCTTGCTTCTGCCCAAGCCGCGGCATCCTTCAAGTTCTGTTCGGTTAATTCCTTAGTGAAGGTCATGCCATACCAAGCTTGGCTGATGTCTTGCAGCTTGTCCAATGTTGTGGATATAGTTTCCAGGGCGGAACCCGCTGTAACCACACCTAGACCCGCAGCAGTAATTCCCAACAATGCACCAATATCAACCGGGGAGCCAGCACCCGTTGGAGCTGTTGCGTAAGCGACTGTAGATGTCGCACCCGTTGTCCCGGAACGAATAATAAAACGAGTTCCGTCAAATATACAGGTGGCGGATGCTGCCACGACTTGCAACCGGGTCTGAATTAATGCAGCCACCGCGTTAAAGTTTGCAGCACCACTCAAGTTGATTGTAGTCACCTGCTTATTAGCACCGTCAATGAAAATATCAAATCCGCCGTTTGTGATAGCAGTATAATTCGTTAGTGTTTTATCGTACCCAACAGAACCAAGCAATTCCCCCGGGACAGCTACATCAAAACGCCTACTAATCATTAACGTGATGGGGCGTGGCGATTGACTAAAATAAACCTGAGCTGCTTTATATTCTTCATCCGTGGATTGGAAATCTACCGCCACCCCTGTCATGTCTGAATAGGAACGGATACGGTTACCGATTGGTAGCCTAGCACTATTCCCAATTATGTTCAGAATCCCGAACCCCTTTCTCTGTGGAAAAGTTGCGGAGGATAGAATTTGAACATTCACCACCTTATTTATTGCAATGGACATAACGCCCTCCTAGGTTAAGGTTCAAAAACACTGGTCACAGTGTTTGAACTCTCGGTTGAAATACTTAGAGGGAATTCCCCATAAGTGTCTATTATATTTGTTTCTTTGGAAATAATGCTAATGGAAAGGTCGATTTGAGCCCGTTCCTCCCACAATGTATTCGGAACCGCACTCAATACCCTGACGGCGGATTTACTAAGCAACCCCAACCCGTTAAGAGCGAACTTTTCATAAGCAGAATTCAATTGTAGTTTTGCCCGTAACCGTTCCGCAAAGGTTAAAGCCCCTGTCCTAAAAAATTGTACGGATACAGTCATGACCCGGAATCCTTGACCCGTTTCTGTAACAGTCAAAGCAGGTGCATCCTTTATATTTACATCGTCCCATCCAATCCCATCAATCGATGCAATTAACACAGTGACGAACGGTTCATCCCCGGTTGGTTGATTGGTATTAGCAGGCATTACTTGATGTTCAAGCAATCCCAATTCCGTGCGGATAATATTGCGTATTATCGTGTTAATTTGATTCAATGTCATGCTTCACTCGCTATAACAAACCAATATCCATAATCTTCATAATGCTTAGCAAATACCACCCGGTAATGAATACCATGCCAGATAATCTGGTCTGACTCAATAGCACCGCCATTCCCAATTAAAATTTCTTGACCACAATAGCATTTAATAAACTTACCATCGCGTTCGCCTTCCGGTAAGAACTCCAACAGGTCATTATTGCTTGCGGGTTGTATTGCACCCACCCGAGCCAATAAAGTAGGAGTCCCTCTTGTATAAGCACCCTCCACAGTGAAAGACCCTGCAAACCTTTCAATCTGGAAACTAATAGCGAATAATGGGTCTAGCACCACTTCCGCAACATTAACCAATCCGCTCATAAAGTGATGACCCCATACTCAAACAATAACACAATCCCTGTCCCAATCATTACCACAATCCCAACTATTAGAAACAGGATATGGAAAAAATATCCTTTACCGCTCATTCCCTCTCCCCTATTTCCCACATTACAGATTGGCGCATTTGCCCGGTATCTATCAACGGTTTGGTGCTCTTTTTCTTTCTAATTGTAGCAGCTTTCAACGGGGCAAACTGTCCATCAACAATATACTGCTGAACCTGTCCTTGAGCCATTACCCCCAATTGCCCAAGAGCTGTTTTAAAATCCGTTGAACCTTGAACAATCTTAAACAGATTAATTTTATTTAATCTTATCTGTTCAGGTCTACCCTTGACAATACTCACCTTTAAAAAAGGCCGCTCAGGTATACCAGCACTAGGCGCACCGTACTCATGCACCGCTGCAATAAAGGCAACAGAATTCCCGTCGGGCATGTGGTTAATGCTATCAGGGAACCCAACTTTAACAACCTTGTTAGATTTCTCAAGTCTTTTCTTTAAAGCAGCTATTTTCGCGCTCACTGTATTTTTAGTCACCCTAAAGGATACACTAGCACCCATTAGACCGCCACCGCACCTATACCAACCATCCTCAATAGACGCAAGTATTCTTGCCCGTAGATGGTTTTAAAAAAGGGGCTGTCTTTCTGAGATTTACCATCCCCAGCCCCGGAAGCCTCACCACGAGTTACGCTTACATCCCCGACCTTTTTTGTTGTCCAAGATTGGGAATTAGCAATAGCTGACCCACCTGCAAACCCGGAGGAAGCATCCCCCAACGCGATGGAGTTAGCTATTGCCAAATTATGTGCGACGTAATTAGCAACCCCTATCGAATACCACTCACCCCACCTGCACACATCAAAAGCAGGCACAGAATCATCAATAAATAACTGAATCCGTGCATCCAATTCCGATGTGAATTCTGGGAAGCGAGTTTTAAATTCTACAGGGGTCATGGTTACTTACCTTTAGCAGCGGGAGTAACTGGTTCAGCGGTTGCTGGTTCAGCGGTTGCTGGTTCAGCGGTTGCTGGTTCAGCACCGACCTCAAGCATTTTTTCATTGAACCAATATAAGACAACTTTGTTATCCTTTACTGTTTCCAAATCTTCTTGAGGTATATCCAAAGCCCCTTGGATAAGAACCTTATTTCCTTCCACGTCTTTACCTTCTACCGCCATCGGGATTGCATAATTATTCCCGTTAGCGGAGATGGTAATTTCACGCTCCGAATTATTTAGAATCCTCATACAACATCCTCCACAATAACGGCACCATCATTAATCAAGGACAGGGTGAAGAATTCCAGCTCCGCAGCTTGCGCCCGCATTTCCGCTTCCTCAAGCTGAGCTTCTGAAACATCCTGACCACCCTGCAATTTTACCAACGCCTCTTGAGCATCCCGCAATTCAGCCTTGGAAGACTCGCCTCTAGAATCCCATAACGAGGACAATTCACCACCGACCGCATCTTCTACCACCAATAAGCCGGGGGCTGCTACAATTTTCCCCTCCTCATTGTGGGCTTCTGTAGCCGGGGGAATTGTAACCACATTACCGTCCGCAAGAACGAAGCGAACTTCTTGCGGCAATCTATTTTTCAACAGTTTCATCTTAGATACCATCCATGTAGTAAGCTGATTTAGGGTAGCGGAATTCCACGCCCGAATATTTATATTCGCCCGGAACTTCCACCGATAATCCCACCGCTTGCGGAGCAAGGAAACGCAATGGGAGAGGGATGTGCATAATCAAACGGCGAGGGTTTTTCACATACCCAATCATCCGCCTTGTTGAACCAGCGCCAGCCGTATCCAAACCATAACCAGGCATGAAATTCAAATCGATTCCATTCTGGGTCTTGGCAATATTATTTTCCTTGACCCAATTCAGAATCGTTTTTCCGCCAGCATAGTTAGGGTCAACCGGAGTAATTGCAATGTAAGCAAAAGCACCCGGGGCCATAACCACATCAGTTGGGAAATCGTTGAATGCGGTATTAGTCCAAATATTCATAATCATGGTGTTGATATCACCAAGAATCTGAGTTGGAGTTTTTGGGCCAGTTTGCCAAGCGCCGACCGGGGCGTTACCCTGCGGCACGGTTGCGTTATTAAACAGGCCAGTGACGTTGGAAGAAGCCTCACCAGTGAGAGCCACGTCATTCATATGGCGCTTGTAGCCTTCAATAGCAGCTTCCAGACGAGTTGTGTTCAACGGTTTACGCAAGAACGCGGAACGGCGGAGTTCTTCAGCTGTATAGTCATACCCGATGTTACCATACATAACCGGGAACGATTTATCAGCATAAGCAACTTCCACCAAGTTAACATCTTTACCCTTGCCGGAGGTACGTTTACCCCTGCCCGCATAGTCAAAAATTTCATAGCGGATGGTATCAGCCCACTCGCCAGCAGAATAACTAATTGGGAGCAATTGCTCATACTGCATTGGTTGATACATTCTTTCGAAAGTCTCTTGCTCAGTGTAGGCAAGCTGACTAACCAGAAATGCCAATGCTTCCTGAGCGTCCCGCGCAGCAAACTGGTCACCACTCGCATCCAAACCCCTTCGAAATTGGTCTGAACAGGCGTTAAAAGCACCGTGACGATAAGCATCAACAGTAACTAATTCCCCATCCGCAACCCTTACTTGAATAACTTTACTCATTGTTCCTCCTTAACCTGAAATTCGAACAATGCCAACGGAGCCAGCAGTTGTTGTCGTTTCCCATTTAGCGTTCGGCAATGCCACCCGACCCGCGCCCGCTGCACCACCTGTGACCCCGCCCAATCTACCACCTTGGGCGGTAATGGAGAGGACTTGGTCATCCCGGGTAACGTTCTCGAATGGGATTGCGTAAATGTAACCTTCCCGGCAGATAGGAACTGAATCATACCTGGCGTATGTTACATTGTTTGACGAATCCGCTGGCCGAATGGCATGGCGTACAGACACACCAATCAGCTTATCACCATCCGCAGATGGTGGCTTACAAGTATCGTCCGCAGCACCACGGGCCACCGCATTACCGTAATCAATGACGGTTGCGGATTCGTTGGTTTTGGATTCGATGGTGTTTGGGTGCATGTTGACAATCTGCCCCGCATAACCAACCTCCCTTAATTTTCCACCATAAGTGGACAAGTCTGGTTTCGCCATTATCTTACTCCTTCTTTCTTAGGCTTCCAAGCGTCTTGGCTAGCCTGTAAAAATTTATCCCTACCAACTGAAACGTTCGCAGGGGGTTGTTGGCCACTGAAAGCAGCACCATCGTTTGACCGCTGACCAGGGTCTGCTTGCCTTTCATCCGATAACGGAAGAATCGCATCAAAGGCAATTTTAAGGAGCTCATTGCTTGCACTCGCCACATCCTTGATAATGGATTTAGCAACCAAAGAGCGAGGGCTATCAGTAGCCACAATTGTGGTTAACACCTCGCGCCTGATTGCTTCGCAGTCCTTACCTTTGGTCTCAACCGTAGGAGCGAGCTTCTTAGCATTTGCAACCAAGTCCGCCCAATCCGCGACCATTGCGTCTCGTGCTTCCGGGGTCATTACCAGTTTTTTGATTTCAACCAGTTCTTTGTCCTTGGCTTCTAATGCGGTTTTGTGGCTGTCCGCAAGTGTTGTCAATTCCTTAGCCCTGTCATTAAGTTGAGAATCACGCACCTCAACCGCTTTCTGCAGCTTATCAATCACCGCAGCAGCAGCGTCCGACACTTCTATTGGAATGCCGTCCACAACCATTTTTCTTAATGTTACTTCAGCCATGTGGCCTCCTTTTGGTATCGGTTCGGGTTGATTGTCAAGAATAGTGCAGACCGAACCACATCTTGCCCTATCCACAATAGCTACATGGTTGCCCTTAATGTCTCTTTGTACCCCGTCGTAAGCTTCCCCTTGCGGAGAAATACCCGGAGTCATATCAAGGGTAAACCTGTAACCATTGGAAAGCTGTTTTTTTCCATCCATGATAACTTTGACCGCTTCTTTATCCTTAATGGTAAGCTTTGCAGCCATTTTATCACTACCCTGTCTGCAGACATTTGTTGCTTCCCCCTTAGCCAGCTGAGCCCAATTGTCCGCTGTTACATCACTTGCTGGATGGTCTATCGTGACCGGGGCATTCTCAAAACTACTAATTGAATCGGGTGCAAATACTTCCTCGGGTGGACGGTACAACTTAATCACATCCGTTGGTTTGGCACCCACATCCGCACCAAATTCAAAAGCGTAGTATTCTTGAATACCAGTCCGGGCAATAACCCCATCAGTCACTAAATAACCCTCATCCGTTATTTGTTTCTGATTAATGCTCAACTCAATCTTGTCAGATATTAAATAAGTTTTCATAGTCCCATTTCCGCTTCCATTGCATCCAAGTTGAAATAGGGTATTGCAACACAACGGCAATTTGCAACTAAAGCACCCGATGTGTTATAATACCCGTTTTTAGTTTGGAGATTATAAACATGCCCCGAATAATACCTAGTGCCCTTATCGACCACGCGCAAGAGCTTATATCGCAGGGGTTCAGTCTTCGTGCTATTTCCCCTATCATTCAAGTTAATGCTGATGTCATTGCTAAGCACCTCAGGGCTAGGGGAATAAATACGGACACCCGTATTGGTAAACCTAGCCATAATAAAATCACGCTTCCGCTTAATGAAATCAAAACCCTCTACGAGCAAGGTATAAGCCCCAATCAAATCGCTAAAAGGTTCGGGGTTGACAGAATTGTCATCAACCGTGGAATTAAAGAACTTGGAATCCAAACACGCACCAGAAGCGAAGCAGAAAAGGTCAAAAACAGTAAACTGACTCCTGAGCAAAGACAACAGAAAGTCAAAGCTGCTAACCAAGCTTGTAGGAGCACCCCCAAACCTTTGAAGGTGCGTCAAAAAATTGCAATCGCTAGAAATCATAGCCCACACGAAGCACATATCGGACGATGTGAATCCGAGCTCTTTCATATGCTTGCAGACGCAAACATAAGTTTCCAATATCAAGCGGCTATCGCAGGTTACAATATTGATTTCCTTGTCGGTGATGTCGCCGTGGAACTCTCCGCCTGTAACACTCGTTGGCAAAAAAGCGGGAAACATATTTATCGCGCTGAACAATTGTTCAAACATGGGATTAGAGTTTTTGGAATATGTTTCACCAACAGGGATGAATTGATTCAGTTCGCCGATAACATTATCACCGACCTCAAAAAGTTTAGCAGCCTTAGCACCATTGAACCCGAATACAGGATGATTAGGTGTACATCTAAGAATCGCACCGTTATCCAAAACCAACTCGGTCAATTCGCCAGTATAAAAACGCCTGTAGAATTTTTCTATGAAAGGCGTTCCGTGCAATTGGTTATCACCTGAAAAGCATTGGATATCTTCACCGGGATGCCCCGTTTCCGCCGGAGGGTTATCCCACCGGAACCGCTTACCTTCATTTTCCATGTGAGTCTCCCGCACCCATTCATCCTTACTGGTTGACCACACATATTCATCAATGCCAACACTTGCTTGTCTGATGCGGTTAATGCTTCCGTTAAGTTTGGATACTTGGTCGCGGGCAATTAATTTCGCTCTATTCTCAGTAACCTTACCCACATACTGCACAACCTCTTTCAACTTCTCATGTCTTACACCTAGGGCAACCGCATCCACAATATGTTTTTCTAGGCGGTTAAAATACTGCTCCGGGATGGATGTAATCAGCTTAACGTTTTCCTTTACAGCTTCCGCGATTAATGGGGATAACCTGTCATCGTTTCTGATAAAAGGCTCAATATCAATCCCAACGGAACGCTTGATTTCGGAACGCAACCTGTCATCTACTGTGCGCTTAACGCTATTAACCATCTTACGGGACGAACGAGTTGCAGCGTCTGGATCTAGCTCAAACCTTCTAGCAAGCTCCTTTATCTTGCGTCTAATTTCACTATCGGCAACTGCATCATGCGCTATGTGGTCAGCCGTCTCACCCAAGAAAGGGGAATTAGCTATAATGGGGATTAATTCACTATTCACCATTGAGACAAGACGGCTGACCACATTTAACAAGTTAGAACGATAAGCAGCTTCTGCAACCCTAGACGGCTTGATAGGTCTGAGCGTTCTGTTCTTACGCTTAACAAAGCGATCGGGTTTATAACTTTGCCTAATAGCTAATTGCACCCTAATCATATTAAACCCCTCCGAGCTAACCCTTCATGAATATTTTCCTGTTCGTTTTGCAAACTTCCCCCAGAGCATGGGCAATTATTTGAGCCCTCAACGGGCGTGGTTTCATTCAAGATGCCAGACAAAGGGATATCCACTTCCATGGAATAAGCTAAAGGATTAAATATTTTTTGTTCTATTTCCATACTAGAATTTAAACCCCCTATCACGCAGCGATTGTATTAAATCTAATTGCTCTTGTTCCCAATCCCTCACTCCCAAAAACATATCCCGGGAATTTATAAAATCATTGCAGGGGTCAACAATTATAACGCTCGGGCCACCCTCAATAGCAGTGAATCCATTTACAAATTGAATACCCAATAACTGCAAAGTCTGAACAATACTCAACCTAGAAAAACCCTGCAACTCGTTCAACCTTACTTGCTCTAATGCTGCACCAACACCAAACTTCCCATGAGCAGTCGACTGCTTGATTCTCAATGCTTGCAAAGCGGAACTGACAACCACTACACTCGTGTTCTTGGTGTAAGTATCCAACTGAGTAGGGCGGAGAATACTGACCACAATCCCTCCTCCCGTTCGCAGAGAACTAATTTGACCCCGCAATAACGTCAGGTTGAGAATTGCAGAAACGCTCATTTTAATAGGAGCATTTGCTTGAGCGGTCTTTAACTTATCGGTACTAGAACCCGCTCCAACCTTAACCACATTCATTAGGTTAAACTCATTTGACTTGGAGACAATGCTAACTATTGAAAACTTTGTTTCCGTGGATTGGTTTCTTGGCGGTCTGGACTGCACTAAGTTAAACAACCCAATCTTAACACGAGTAAGCAATTGCAGAACGGGTCTTGCTTGATTGACCAATCCAGCCCCTATCCGGAAAGAATTAATAGCATCCTTTACCGCTGTTCTCTGATTAACCAGACTAACACCACTCCTCAAATAGGTGTTTGAATCTTTAACCGGATTAAACTGTGCAGCAGAACTAACCACCACACCACTGGACAAAATTTTTGTATAAGTATCCTGTGCCTTAATGAACAAAGCTTCCGCAACACTACTCAAGCTCAATTTAGCCACGCTATCGCTTTGCTTTGGTAAGGTTAATGTGCTCAAACTGGTTGCCACTGTCTTCTGCATTGTGTCATTTTGCCCAATACGTAATTTACCGTTTACCGGATCTATCCTTGTGGATACCATTGTCATTCCCAACAACAGAGCCAACCGTTGTGATGCTGTTGTATTAACCACAACACCACCCACCGCTGGTTGAAACAGCATTGCATTATAGAAAGTCTTAGCCGCAGCGTTTTTTGCCCCAGACAACATACCAAGAACACGCCTTCCATTCCCACTGAACCCTGTCTGAGCATTGAATGGAGGTCTATAAGCCATATTATTTATTCACTATTTCAAACACCAAATCGGGCAATCCGGTGGAAGTCGAATCCGGCCAGACGATGGTGTACAAAGCCATGTCCTGAAACATTTCCTCAATCCCGGTCTTGTCAATCCCGTACACGTCGCCGTCGTTGGCGTTTTTTACCCGCATTGGCCCACATAATGGCCTCAGCACTAATACATTGAACGTCCCCGCCGTGGCAACTGTACACGCCACGTTTGTGATGGCTTGCACACCATTGGAACTCGCGGGCAAAGGCAGCTTGAACATCCGCTTGAGGCCAAGCGCGGCGGGGGCGGCGGTAACGCCAGTAACTTGTCCAGCGGTGCCGTCTTGGTTGGTGAAAGTGATGTTAAACGACGGCGTACCTGTGAACGCGGTGACCGTCTCGATCCAAATCTCCAAGCCTTTGAAGTTGGTGCCACCTGGTACGCGGCTGGCGAATGAGGGCGGAGTAACGGCCACGTTGGCGTTAAAGGAGTATGCTCCCCCTTTCCACAGGCAATCGTACAGCTTGTGCCTTGCTGCAATGCTATTGGCAAATTCAATGCGGGTAAGCGAACCAATGCCACTAGCGACAAAATTTGATATAAGCGGAAAACCCGCCGTAGCATCTGTTGGCACGACACCGTTGGCTGTGTTAGCCCCCGCCAGCGTACCGGCGGCGGGATTGCCTGCCAGGTCAAATATTGACGTAGGTTGGCCTGCGATAGCCGTGGTGCTGGCAGATTTGGAAAAGGTTATTTCTTCCTTCTGCGCGGCTATGTATTCGTCAAATGTGGCTATTGCGGGCATAATTTACATTTTAGTTATGTGAGTATTAACCCTATGCGTTCCACCTGCTCCCGCATAAGTCTCAATGATAATTTTTGATGCCATGCAATTAACAGCGGGTTGACCCGTGATATCAATTGCTGCACCACCCTGAGTAGCAGCCACCTGGAATGTATCCGGGTCACCCGCTGTTACACCCACCACAAAATAATGGGTTCCCTCAGTCAATCCCGCTGGCGGCGTACCTGTAAAAGCGACCCGCTCATCATTAACCAGACCATGGGCTTCCGCGATAATAGTGTTAGCAGTGACCCCAACTTGAAAAGCAAATTCACTTCCACCATTTGCAGCCATACCCTTGAACACTGTACCACCCGTATTCCAGACCCCTATCCAAGCCACTACCGCCGCAGCAGGTAACCCGGTTAAATCCACCGCTGCAGAAATAGCCTTCTGCCTGGATGCCGCAGCACCAAAAGTCGCAGCGGTTCGGGCATACGTGCCACCCGTGATTTCATTAGCTCCGGTTATTGAATAAGCAGTATGAAGGGATAATTTATCGCCCGTCACCAGTGCTAAATCAAGAACCGTATTCGTATACGCATCAGTAAACATTTATAAATTCTCCTCGGTGCTGCCACCCGCAGACGGGGAAACAGGTTCAATAGGTAATGTTGGGTTCAATGGATTAACTTGGCCTAAAGGGTTAACGGGTTCTGCTAACGGTTCATTTTCCAGCTCTTCAAGCAAGGTAATGGATTCTTCTGTCATAGCGGGATACACATTATCATCTAATAAAGATTGGGCCACCTCCGCAGGGGTAACAATACCACTATCCAGATAAACCTTATCCCTATCCGCTCTAACCTTACTGTTCGCTATCTGTTCCGTCTCGCTAGTCTGCCATAATGGGTTGAACTGTATTTTTAAATCATCCGGGTATCTGCCCATTGCATTAACCACAATAATCTTAACGAGCTTTTCTATCTGAGGGAGTAACCCCGTCTCTTGCTTATTAGAAATCATGTCATAATAGTTGATTAGCTCTCCTTTTCCGGTAGCATTTAATCCGCCCGGGGAATCACCAAACAGACGAGCCTTAGGAATTTCCGCTGCACCGCATACGTCATCAATAAACCTGCCCCATACGTCAGAAAGATTGGTAAAGTTATTGGATTTCTTCTCATACGTCTCCGACTCATCCAACAATAACGTCCGGTTGATGGATTTCATTAATGCAGCGGTCTGGAACCGTTTAATAATTTTCTTTTCCCCATCCTTGGAAGCGAGTAATTCCGCCATGCCAACCGCTTTAACCACATCAACGTTTGCTTCATAAAGCATAGTGTGGATAATGTCCCGGGTGCTATCGTAAGACGTTATGCTGTTCAAGACGTGTTGCAATTCACTATCATGCCAGCGGCTATTTGCTATCCAGCTCTGCCATGGTAATGGTTGACCCTCAAAACGAATAACCCTCGTCCAGTGTATAGATTTTTGGCTGGTTGAATGAATATAAGCGGACGGGTAACCAAAATTATGAGATTCAATATCCTCATCAACCGTTCCACTCCAAGTTAACTGCCACCTATCCAGGACTAACAAATATTTCAATTGACCCTGTCTAAGAGCTTCAATGTTTAACGGGGTGGCGAGTTCATCAACCCCCGTTCCCACAATAATCGCAGCGCCCCCGTACAACCTGGCCCACCTCAGGGCCTCGGTCACCTTAGCTTTTAAATTCCAAGGTTTTTCAAGGTCACAGAAATCAAAATCGTCATCCCCTTTAATGCTCACATTAAACCATTCACGGGTCATGTCTTCAGCAACACTGTTCACAATGCGCTTAGCTAACCATGAACCCCTATACATGGCATCCAGTTCCATCCAACTGAGGGAAGTAACAACCCCATACGCAGAATATGAACGCTTGTCGCGTTCTGTGCCAAGCCCCGCAACCACGTTTTCCAAACCATCCGCAGTATAAACGCTATTAGTCATAAAACGTCCTTCTCGTGTTACCCAACATATCCTCAATCGCATCTAATAGCGGGTCAACTTGGTCATCGTTGGAATGGCCACCGTCCGCACTAAATTCTTCACATTCCTTTACAAATGTTTGGGTAAAACTGGACTCGACGGGTAAATATACAAACCCCGATTCAATGTAGCCCAAGTTATCGCAAACCCTTGTGTATTTGTCTTTATTACGCTGAATAGCTTCAACTGGTATTTTGTGCCTATTAGGTAGGGTTTGAATAAGTCCCGTTCCAGACACCTTATCTTCAATCTTCATTGTCCTAAGCTTACCAAGGGCGGGGTGTTCAAAATCTGAATTCGTAGAATCTTTAATATTATGCTTATTCCAAAAAATAGTGGCATTTAATTCTAGGTTGACCGCATCCCATTTTCCCCGCCATAAGTCCACTAAGTAAATATTACCGTCAACACCTTTTCCCCAACACTCAAAAACAGTGTAGTCATTCGCTTCAGCAGTTTTTTGTGCAGTATCCGCATAAATATTCCTATACTGCAATTTAGGTAAGATGGTATAATACCGGAAGTATGAACCCTTGATTATGTTACCACCAACAACCCTCGGATTTTGTTGATATACGGCCTCCCAATTAAAAGAGGCCATCCTAATTTTACGCTCTTCCAGAAAATCCAAAGATTTATGCTCTGGGAAAAGCGGCTCGCCCTTTTTACGATACTTTTCATCCTGTTCCGCAATAGCCCTATAAGTTATTACCTTAATGGGTAATTCACTTACTTTTTCCAGTCTAGAAACAATATCATCAACATGCCAGCGTGTCATGATCAATAATAAACCACTTGATTCACTAAACCTGGTACTAAAATCGTCTGTAAACCAATCCCATACCTTATTGCGAATGGTTTGGCTGTTGGCCTCTGCCCTTCCTTTAAATGGGTCGTCTATTACACCTAAATCCAACCCCTCCCCAGTAATGGACCCACCGATGGTTGTATTACGAAATCCACCATCGCACCCAAGGAAGTTTATTATGTTTTGATTACAGATAAGTTGGTCACGCAACCCTGGAAGGCGGCATTTTGGGAAAATGCTTTGAAACAACTGGCTTTTGAATGTTCTCTGTAAATATAGATTGGTTTTAATCCCCAACGTGTCGGAATAAGATGCAAACCCAATGGATAAGTTTGGTTTATTACCAGCAACCCAAGTAATAAAGTCAGCAACTGTAGTGCTTTTTCCATGTTGTGGCGGTGCTTCAACAACCAATATTGGGCGAATACCGGCAAGCAAATCATTATAAAACAACTGCAGATGCGAGGATAAATCCTCTTGCCACCAGCTTTGTTTTAAATCTGGTCGGATAATAGCACGGTATGCCAAAAATGATTCACGTGCCTCCTGGATAAGTAAGTTATAGATGAGCGCGGCATCTTCTTGAGTATATCTACGGTTTGGTAAATTAATCATATGTACTAAACTGTACACATGAAGGCAACCCACGATTGCGCAAGGCGGACATCAACTCATCCTTGGTCATATCATTGTTTAAAATCTCTGGTTTAACAGTAACTTGATTGTTGGGTCTATTATATACCTCAGGGCGGTTGGCCTGTAGGAAATTAATCAGGAGCGAGTCGGAATAAACCTGCTCAGTGGCTACACAATCACCCTGATAATAAATACCCTTACTAACACCATTCACCCCACGGTCATACATAGCCCTCTCAGCACCATCTACAAATTCATCATTTATAGCATCAAAAGCCACCCTAAACGCATCGTATCTTCTAAGATATGTGTTGAGTCGAGACCTTGATTTAATAATGGAATCTTTTAGGGATACAGTTAAATCTCTATTAGATGAACGATATCTCTTTAGGAAGTCATTCAACCCAAAGAGCAGGGCATTTCTGGCTCGATTTTCCTGGAACGCCAAGATTATTAAATCATCATCCGATAAAGACCGAATATTCATCAGTGCTGCTGCGGGTAATAATCTATTTCTATCAGATGCTGAAGTGGAAAAATATTGGGGGATGACATTTAATTCTAGGGGGATTTCTCCACCAACGGCACTAATCAATAAAAGACCTTCGGAGTCTAAACCATGCGAACTAAGCCTAGACTCAATCATGGCCGCTATTTCGGCATCACTATACTCCCTGACTTGAAATGTTACATCTTTCAATTTCATTACTCCCCAGAATCCCATCACACGTAAACCCGCACACGCATTATAACACACCCTGAGCTTAGCGTCAATACTGAACATAGGCAATATGTTTTGAAAATAAATAGGCAATCCAAGGTCACCTAGCATCTAATCTTATCTGACCCCCGTGACATGGAATTCTTGATGTTGATCTACACTTTCGACACCGCTCTCGGGGGGGTTGACATAACCTTTGTTACATGAGTTGACATGAAAGTGTCAGAAGAAAAACGGTCAAGTGTATTAAATATTAAAAAATATGGCATCACTTGACATCATCGAATATACATGAAAGCTATGTCAAGTCTGTCAAGTCCTCTACAAACCGCGTCCGTCCGACCCCCCCGCCATATTATGTCATATGTCAATCTCGCGGGGGGAATGCCGAAGAAAAACGACGAATATGCCTAGAGCGTTTTTAGGTGCATTTTGTGATATGGGTGATATGGGTTCGGGATAAATTTATATTATATATATTATGGGGTCGGAATTGGTATCACGACAATCACAAAATGCACCCCGTCAAGTCTGCGGCTTACGTCTGATGTTAGCGTCAGTGGTTGGGGGAAAATAATATCAGTGGGGATTGTTTGAATGTTGGCGAATGTGACCTGGTTGGTCAGTGCCATAATGAAAGATGCGCACATAAGCCCGTGGAATGCCTTATTATGCACCGTGGGTTTGTTATGTGTGACCTTGGTTGAATTCATTGATTTTGCTCTTAATATGTGGTTTTCCACGCACATATTATACCACAACCCGCCCTCCAACACAAGTATAATCTTTTAAACCCTTAAAAGCAAATGATAATCGTGAGTCGTTATATCTAAAAATCCATCTTGACAGCGCACACTTGGGTATGGTACAATATGGGATGGAGCTGGGGGTTATCATGCCCAAGAATCCACCAAATATGATTATCATGTTAAGAGCAAATGATAATCATGTTAAGAGCAAATGATAATCATGTTAAGAGCAAATGATACAATAGGAGTGGATAAAATGAACAAGCGAATAATAAAGCGTCGAAATGGTATCAATTACGTTCTAGAGGCCGATGATACGGCGGGGGACTTTATGAATCCAATTTCCAAGGTGGATGCCAAGATACTCACCCTTAAGTTTTATTCAACTGGGTTGCCTTGTAAGAATGGGCATAATGCTAAGAGGTTGGTTTCTACTGGAACGTGTGTTGTGTGTGACCGAGAAAGGAAGTTTGAATGGAGGCAACGGAATTTAAAAGAAGTAGTTAAAAAACAAAAATTGTATAAAGATGCCAGCACGAGCAAAAGCAAGCGGAGGGTGAAGCAAATTTATAATGAGACTCTTCAAATAATTATCGGGGATTAAAACAGATGAAATTCGATAATTTGGTTGATGAATTTATAAAGTTATTTCCTGCTAATACTAAATCCCATGGTAAGATGGTAAAAGCCTCGGAAAGGCAATTCACTGAGCATGGAGGATACACCAGAGGGATGGTGCTGAAACATTTAAATGGGGTGGAGGGTTTGGGCTTGTCCCCGATATTGGAGGATAGTACGGCATCCTGGGGGGTTATTGATATTGATAACCATAAAAACAAGGATAAGGACGTTGACCTGATTGGAATTGAACAAAAAATTAAAGCCCATAACTTCCCCCTCGTGTTATGTCGGTCGAAGTCAGGGGGAGCGCACCTTTATCTATTTTGCAAGTCTCAGGTTAGTGCAAAGCAAATAATCCGAATCTTAAAAAATTGGGCTAGTATATTATCCATAGAAGACACGGATTGTATTTTCCCAAAGCAAATGAAGTTAAACGAAACAATGTTAGCTTCATGGATAAACCTCCCTTACTTTGATTACAGTAAGACGAGCCGTTATGCCACCCTGGATGGAAATCCGATAGCCCTCCATGAGTTTATTGAATTGGCAAAGTCTAAGGCCACATCCCAAGAAGATTTAAATGGATATTTTGGTGATTTACATCTGGATGCTCCACCTTGTATTCAAAAGGCAATCACTGAAGGTATACAAAACGGCTATCGTAATGATGCAGTATACCACCTTATGGTATATAATAAAAAGCGTGACCTAAAATTATCTGCAGACCTTACTAGGGAAATGGTCTTAAACCATTTTGAATCCCAACCCCCAAGGAATGAAGTAGAGGCCACCATAAAGTCAGCCAGTCAGCCCCACGCTGGGTATCTTTGCACTAAGGAGCCGTGGGCTGGTTGGTGTGACCGAGCCATGTGCTTACGTAGTAAGTTTGGGATATCAGACCGACAGGCTAGTAATTTATCATTTGATAACCTCCCTGAGATATCTACCTTAGTGAAGTTTGATAATGGACACGTGGGTGGGGAATCAGCATATAAGATAACGGTGAACGGGGTGGAACTCCCCGTAACAATCAGGGAACTCCTGGAATATAACCTGTTTCGGGTTATCGTAATCGATAGGTTGGGTATCAAAATGCCCATATCCATAAAGCCAGTGGTATGGAACGAGCTAATTGGGACTCTATTGGAAAATCGACGGGTGGAAACGGCTCCGGAGGGGGTCGGCCTTAACGGCATAATTAGGGATAAATTAATTGAGTTTATTAACCTAGCAGACGGCTCAGGTGATGCCCAAAGGGAAAATGTTATGAATGGTCGACCAGTTTATTTTAATCGGGATGATGGAAAACACTTTATTGCATTCAAGGGATGGGCATTTGAGAAACACTTAAAACGGGAAAAGGTGGATATCAGCCGACTAGGTACGCCACTATGGCAAATTTGCACCATGTATCTAAAGGTATTTGTCAACAAGCGGGTCAGGATAAGTTCAACGGCAATCACGACAGTCTGGGGGGTCTATGCTGAAGATTATTATAAACCGAAAGAAAGAGTTGCCCCAGACTTTGATACGGGATATTAACGCGCCTTGGTATGGTTGGTAAACAATCCACACCGTATGTGGAAGGCAATAATGATTAAAACAAGCGAGCAAAAATTTTATATGGGGGTAATGAATGAGTTATGTTTTAATAGACTTGGGTAAGGATGAGAGGGGGTTCACAATAACCTGTGATATCAACAAAAATTGGTTTCCCAGAGGCTTACCATCCAGGAGATTTAACAGTAGGCGGAAGGAATGGGATGCTCCGGCGGTTAAATTGAATGCCAAATACATCCAAGAGCAAATGACAGAACAAGTGGGGGTAATATCCACCCCTGCGGCACAAGCAAAATTGAATGAACTTAATAACCCAACCAGGGCACCAAATGGTTTCCCGACTTGGTATCCATTCAAGACCACCCCATATTTGGCTCAACAAATGGCTCTTGATAAAGTATATGGCCTAAATGGGTTTGCATTATTTATGGCTATGAGGACTGGGAAGACCAAGGTGGCAATTGATATCATATCAGCTTTGAGAATGGAAAATAAAATCAAAGCCGTTGTGATAGTTTGCCCCCTACCCATCAGGTTGAATTGGGTTAGAGAATTTTTGGTGCATTCCCCCATCCCAATCGACGTATATTTGTGCGACACCGGAAACATTAAACGAATGCAAAGATGGTTTGAGACTGAATCAGATTTTAAATGCTTAATAACTGGAGTGGAATCCCTGAGCGGAGGCCGGGCTGGGTTAATGACTGAAACTTTCCTGAAACAATTCACTGGAGAGGCGGCTGTAATAGTGGATGAGTCGTCGACCATCAAAAATCACAAATCAACATGGTATAAATGGTGTAAAATCTTTAGTCAACATGCACGATATCGGGGTATCTTAACTGGGTCACCAATGAGTCTTGGACCAATGGATTTGTTTGCACAATATGAATTCCTAGACACAAATATAATCGGGGCGGGGGATTTTTATACTTTTAGGGCTAGATATGCCGTGATGGGTGGGTTTGAAGGTAAAAAGGTTGTTGAATATGATAGATTGGACGAACTATCCGAGTCTATTGAACCATACACCTATCAAGTAAAAATAACCGACGTGTTTCCAGATGCCCCCAAAAAATTATATGAAGTCCTGGAAGTTAACATGACTGACACCCAACGAAACTTATATAAGACCGTAAAGAGTGAGCGGGAACTGACCATCGCAGAGGGGAAATTAATTATCAGCTCGTGCCTGGAACTGATGTTGAGGCTTCAGGAAATTACCGGGGGTCATGTGACTGTGGGTAGTGCCGAAAACGACCCCAAAGTGAAATATAAACGTGGTAGAATAACGGGGGAAAATCCAAAATTAACCAAGTTAATGGAAGTTGCCGAAGAAATTGAGGGGTCTATAATTGTCTGGTGTATGTTTAAGGACGAAATCTATCTTGTGGAAGAGGCTCTTTCTAAAAGATATGGAGTAGATCAAGTGGTGTCTTTTCACGGGGATATCGATGAATACACTAGGATTGAGGCTCTCAATTCCAGATTCCAAACCGGGAAAGCTAAGTTTTTAGTAGGAAATACTGCAGTAGGGGCTATGGGACTCACCATGACCAAGGCCGACACGATCATATATTATTCGAACAGCTTTCGGTATGTTGACCGGGTTCAGAGTGAGGAAAGGGCATTTGACCCAAAAAAGACATCAGGGACTCGGATAATTGACCTCGTAATGGCACATTCAGTGGACGTGACCATTATGAAATCCTTGATTAATAAGAAAGACATATCAGATTACGTTACGCAATGCATTGATGAAGCCGGAAACCTGAAATTACTGTTCGATGGGGTGGAATAAAAATCTATACTTGACAGGTCACCCCATCGCATGTTATAATGAACTTGCTTGGGTGATACCGCCCTGATCCAAATCACTAATGGAGACAGCTAGTGGAGCTTAGAGAGTTCAAAACAAAGATTAAACTTGGTGAAACTGGTTATGTCGTTAAACATGATGGCGACTACAACTTCTATATCAAGGAAATGCGCGTAGGGCAAGTTGAAATTGTAATGAAACATCCAGAAATTGTGCGATATAGCACTGACAAAGTTTATGAGGAGCGTTATATGTGCTTCGAAACTGGTGTGGGTAGTGGGACAGTTTACATTTATGGCCTACATATATTTTCTACTAAAGAGGCTGCAACTAACATTGGGGTTGTTAAGCAGAAACAGATGCACTACGAGTATATTGCAGCAAGAGACGCAGAATTAGCTAGACGGCTTGAATATGAGAAAGATCAAGAGATACGCCAGCTAGCTGCACTGAAAGCTAAATATGAAAACCAACCAATAGAGGGGGAATTGTTAGCAATAACCCCCGATGATAATAACACAAGATAGGTGATATAATGAGTGTTTACATCACACATGAGATAGTCGGAGCTGACTATTCGTCAGCCCGAAAATATGGTAATTTGGTTTATGTTACCAATAAAGAAATCCGGGCTGATAACAACAGTCAAATCGTTATGGAAGTGGAGGATACCATAACAAACCTGCAGGAAAGATTTCGTTATGACCGGGATCATATCCTGCTTTCTGGGTCACCACTAACTATGGCAATGGTGGTGGCCAAATTTTCCCAAGACGTTCCTTATATTAAGGTATTGAGGTGGGATAATCGTCATAACCATTATGACGAATTTCAAGTAAACATAACTGGAGACAATAACAAATGAATGAAGCAATATTACAATTAAGGGAAGTTATAGCCAATGCTTATACCTCCCTTACCTCGGTGCAGGAACTGACCAAAATGACCTTTAACCCAAAAATAAATGATAACTACATCAATAAACATTGGGATGGTGCCAGCCTGGACGACTTAGCATATGAAATGGATGCCCTCAAGAACCTAAAGGAAATTAATGAATCCATTGAGGGCATTATTAACAAATGGTATGATGAACTGCGGCTGGTTAAGATCCCAAATGCCATGGAAGACGCAGGGATAAGCAACATTAAATATGGGTTCGGTAGAATAACAGCGAGTGGTGACCTATATGTGTCAATTGTTTCCGGGCAATCGGAGGCAGTATTTGAATTTTTAGATGACCTTGGAAAGGGTGACCTTGTGAAGCCGACAGTTAACCCATCCACCCTAAAAGCGGTGGTTAAAGAGTTGATTAAAAGTGGTGAGGAAATCCCCGGGGATATTTTAAAAGTAACACCCTTCACGCGGGTGAGCATTACCAAAGCGTGAATTACCAATACGTCGGGGTATAATCCGACATTTTTTAACTAAAACATGAGTAAATAACAATGGCTAATACAGAAACCAAGCAAGTAACTAAAGCACCGACTTCATTAATAAGCGCAGAACGACCAGATTTCCTACCAATGCCCCAAGAAGCGGACATTATCAGAGGTGGGGAAAACATTGGGATGGATGATTTAACCATCCCCCGCATCGATGTAATCCAAGATTTATCGCCTTGCCGCAAGAAAACCGACCCAGCATATATCGAAGGTGCGGAGGAAGGGATGATGGTTAACAACGTCACCAAGGAATTATACACTGAATCACTGATAATCGTACCAGCATATTTCCGCAAGGAATGGTTAATTTGGAAAGACCGCAAGCAGGGCGGCGGCTTTAGGGGTGCACATGCTACCGAAGCCTTAGCCAATGATGCCATAAATAAAATGGAAGATGGCTTAGCATGTGAGGTAGTAGCAACAGCCCAGCATTTTTGCGTTGTAATAAATCCAGCTACTGGCAAAATGGAAGAGGCTACGCTATCGATGTCGCGTTCCAAGCTTAAGGTGTCCAGGCAACTTAACAGCCTAATCAAGATTAATCTTGGTGATAGCTTTTCCAGGGCTTATCTACTTTCAGTAGTTGAGGCCAAAAATCCACAAAACCAAGCATATTACAATTTTAATATCAGTAATATGGGATTCCCATCAAAGGCCGCTTATGAATTGGCTATCAAGCTATATGAATCCGCCTCCTCAGGTCGTGTAAAAGCTGACACAACCGGGTTAGATGAAGTAATAACCCCCACCGACGGCGACTATTAACACGACCCCCACTCGTGGGGGTCAATTGACCCCCACATTTTTTAGGAGGAAATAAATGAAAGTAGATTCAATATATGGTCCCCCAGGTTGTGGGAAGACTACCGAATTATTAAGACGGATGGGGGAATCTAAACTTAAATTTGGCTCCAGCCAAATAACCTTTATGTCGTTCACTAAGGCGGCAGCAGAGGAGGCTCTGACCAGATTGGGGTTGAAAGGGTCTGATACTATAGGGACAATCCATAGCATGGCATTTAGATTGGGGGGTATTTTAAATTCCCAAGTCGTAGATTCAGAAAAACTAAAGGACTTTGGTGAAAAAGCCGGATATGAATTCAGTCTGAAAAATAATGACACAATGGAGCAGATGGAAATCGGGGATACATACCTATCCATCCAATCATTGGCCACCAACAAAATCACAGATCCTATGGATGAGTATTATAGTAATGGAATGCCCGGGTCACTTAAGGGATTCGAAAATTTTTGCTTGGATTACAATAATTGGAAGAAATCAAACGGGTTTATTGACTTTAATGACATGCTCCTACTGTATATCCAAAATCCGGTTAACCATAATACAAAATCAATTTACATTGATGAAGCCCAAGACTTAAGCAACCTACAATGGAAATTTATAAACTCCATGGCATCATTCCCACAAGTCGCTGAGATTCAAATTGGGTTAGATGATGACCAGAGCATCTATGAATGGGCGGGTGCAAACCCAAGGGGTGGGATTGATTTTGAGGAAAAATGGGAAGCCAACAGGACAATTTTAACCCAGAGCTGGAGGGTTCCAAAATTGGTGCACCGTTTAGCCATGTCAGTGATTGATAGGGTTACCGATAGGGTTCCAAAAATTTATGAGCCAAGGCCAATGGCTGATGGTCGAGTTATGGCCATGTGCATGAGCCAGGTTGCTACTATAAAGCCTCACCTAGATACATTAATATTATGCCGAAGCTTTTTAACAAAACGGGATATTGAAAATCAATTAATTGAAAATAATATCCCATTTAAAAGCCAGGGTGGATGGAGTCCATATGACTCAAATCTGGCCAGGGCTATCAGGGGATATCATAAACTCAAAAATGGTGAGCCAATCACGGATCAAATTTATAAAGCTATGATAACTGTGGCTAAAGACCCAATGAAAGCATACCTAAAAGCAAAAGAATTTAAACCAATGCTGGATAGGCACTTCTCCGCCTCGTTTAATATTCCAGTTAACAAAAGGGATTGGTATGAGCAAGCGGATTTTACAACAGACTCAAAAATCAGGGTGTCCACAATACACTCTGCTAAAGGGCATGAAGCCGTTAATGTGATAATCCACCCGGGCATGACAGAACGCACTGAATTGGGACTTACCAATAACCCAAACCAAGAACACCGGGTGTGGTATGTAGCCATAACCAGGGCAAAACATAACCTAGCAATTATAAGTGATAACCAAATAGAGTACCCACTATGTTTTTAGTTGATGAAAAACACGTGTATGCTCGATATAAGTTGTTATTGGATAGATATAATTATGCTGGGGATGAAATTGACCGGGCGATAGCCCTAACTCCACTCACTGAATACATTAAAACCTTGCAACAATTTGATATACACATCAACCCGGTTATGTTGAATAAAATGTATTCAGATAATGGTGTATTTAGGCCGATGCAATCTGGGGTCTTTATGGATTGGAGTGATGATTACATTGATCATGAGTGTTACCAAAATGGGGACGAGGAAATAGCCCCCGATGATATAAGAGATTCAAACAACCAAATTGTTAAGGCCATGTGCAAAAAATGTGGGGCAACTGAAACGGAACTTAATACGTGGATGACCTGCAAGGCATATATAAACCAAAGTGACCAAAAACGATGAAATATTATACCTACTACAATGAATGGGACAAACCCACCGCCGCTTGGCTTCGGGAACTAATTAAGATGGGCTTAATAATGGACGGAGAAGTTGATGAAAGAAACATTATCGAAGTGCAAGCCAGTGAACTTGCCGGATTTACCAGAAAGCATTTTTTCGCCGGAATTGGGGGGTGGGAATTCGCCTTGCAACTTGCCGGATGGCCAGAGGACAGACCAGTTACGACTGCAAGCCTCCCATGCCAACCATTCAGTGCCGCCGGAAAAGGAAAAGGAAAAGACGACAAACGGCACTTGTTACCACACTTTATCGAACTCGTTAAGCAATGCAATTGGCGAACGATTATTGGCGAACAAGTGCCAGGAGCTATCAAGCACGGCTGGTTGGATGATTTACAAGCTCATTTGGGAATGGAAGGCTACGCCGTCGGGTCTGCGGTACTTACAGCAGCGGGTCAGGGTGCACCCAATATCAGACAGAGGCTTTACTGGGTTGCCAACTCCGACAATGAGGGATTACAAAGACGTGGGGGATTTGAGCAAAAGCCAGTTCAGGAAGGATGGGCAGGAAAGGAACGACACGATTGCGAGGGTGGCGCAATTGATGGGGTGGGCAACACCCAACACAATGGACACGATGCCAATACGCTCAGACGAAGCCTTGGAGCGGGCAAAACAGAAGGCGGGATGCAGCAACCTGAAAGACCAAGTTCCGATTACACAGACTGCGACTGGGTTTATTGCAGGGACGGAAAGTACAGGCCAATTAAACCCAGCATTAAACCGTTGGCTCATGGGCTACCCAGAGGAATGGTGCATAGCGGCGATCAAAGCGCACCGATCAATGCAGACGAAACACAAGAAGCAAGGGTGATGCGATTAAAGGGTTATGGTAATGCCATAACCCCGGCTGTTGCAGCGGAATTCATCAAGGTATTTATGGAAGTTGAAAATGCTTAGGGGTGTGTGATGAATTCCAATTGTATTTAACGTAAACTATATAGGATTTGACAAATGAAACCAAAATTAATTAAAAAGGTAATAGCAGCGAAACTCAATAAATGGGTCGCCAGCCTTGACGACATCGATTTACGGGTAATGGTTAGAAAAGACGTGATTGTGACTGGTGGATGCATAGTGTCATTATTCCAAAATGAAACCCCGAACGATTATGACATTTATTTTAAGACAAAGGCCACCACCCTTGCTGTGGCAAAATATTATGCTAAACAATACTGCAAGAAGGATATAGAAGTAAGGGATATTGACGATAGAATCAGCTTTTTTATTAAATCTTCTGGGGTGGCTGGGACTCCACCAATTGAAGACGACGATGGGGTGGCCGACGTAGTGGGGGAGGATGGTGATTTAATAATCCCAGAAGATGAGGCCACCCCGAACTTTTATCCGGTGTTTTTTAGTGATAATGCGGTATCCCTAAATGGTAAAATACAAATCATTATCAGATTTTATGGGGATATCGATGAGATACATAAAAATTTCGATTTTATTCATTACACATGCAGTTACTCACTGGACGAGAATGAGCTGGTTACTCCAGTTGATGCCTTGACCGCGATTATAAACAAGGATTTGGTATATCAACACAGCCTATATCCGGTCTGCGCCATTATTCGAACTCGCAAGTTTATCAAACGAGGTTGGACAATAACCGCTGGGCAATATTTAAAAATGATATGGGACTGCAATAAGCTTGACCTAAGGGATATGACCGTATTAAGGGATCAATTGGTTGGGGTGGATAGTACCTATTTTAGATGGATGATGGAGGCATTAGAAACTAATATGGAAACCTTAAGACCAGGGGATCCAAATACACCGGGCGGTAATTCAGGAAATAGGGTAATCAACGATGAATACCTATTTACACTAATCGATGAGATTTTTTGAGGATAAATAATGGATGAATACCCCGACTTGAGCCAATTCCCATATTTCGCAATAGATACTGAAACTACTGGCCTAAAATGGTGGGAACGGGACAATAAAATATTTGGGTTCTCGATATCAACCCCAGATGGTAAGGATTATTATTATGATATTCAGAAAGAGCCAAAATCAATTGAATGGATTAGGGACAATCTGAAAAGGTATAAAGGCATTGTTATCGCCCAAAATGCAAAATTTGATGCTCATTTTTTCTGGGAGTGCCACGGGATTCAATTACCAAATCTAGATGACACTATGACTAGAGCGGCTTTAATTGATGAACACTTGTGGTCATATGGACTGGACAATCTTGGTCAAAAATATATCGGGGTCGGAAAAATGGATAACATCTTGGAGGAGTTGGCTCGGATATTTGGTGGAAAACCAAACAGGAAACAGATGGAAAACTTGCACAGAGCACCATATGAATTGGTTAGCAAATATGCAAAACAGGATACCAGAGTAACGTTGGACTTGTGGGAATGGCAAACCAAAGAAATCATTAAACAAGACCTAGGAAAAGTGGCCGATTTGGAACGTCGGTTATTACCAGTTTTGGTTAGAATGGAACGTGGTGGAATCAGAATCAACGTGTCCGGAGCTGAAAAAGCTGTGGACACTATCACTGAATCTGTTAAAAGATACCAAGATCAACTGAATGAAATGGCCGGATTCCCAGTGAATCCAAACCCATCAGGTTCAATTAGTCAGTTATTCAATCCTCGGCAAGAGGGGAAAAATTGGGTGTTGTGCGACGGCACTATTGCGGATGTTACCGAAGGTGGTAAGGCCAGTATAAATGCCGACGTTCTCAGAAGAATGAAGCACCCGTGTGCCGAAATAATTTTGAAATTAAGGAAGTTGATTAAAACAAGGGATACATTCCTAAAGGGGCATTTATTGGGTTATCAACATAACAGTTACATCCATGCCAATTTTAATCAAACCAAATCGGACAATGATTTGGGGACAGGAACGGGGAGGCTTTCATGTAACAACCCTGCCCTCCAGCAAATCCACAAAAGGGACACTGACACAGCCGCCATAGTAAGGTCACTGTTCCTACCAGATATAGGGCAGGATTTTGTATGCAACGATTGGGCTCAGATGGATTTTAGGGTATTCGCCCATTACGTAAACAACCCAACTATCAATGCCAGATATTTCGAAGACCCAGATATGGACTTCCATCAGCTAGTGTCCGATATGACCGGAATTCCAAGAAAACCAGGACACTCCGGCGGGGCAAATGCTAAGCAAATTAACCTAGGGTTAATATTTGGGCAGGGGGCGGGGTCAATTGCCCAGGATATGGGTCTACCATACACCGTGGAAACAGGTTATAAAGGGAAGGAATACCTTAAACCGGGGGACGAGGCCGCCGAGGTTTTTGAAAATTACCATAGGGCGGTACCCGGTGTTCGAGACTTGCTAAGGAATGCCTCATCCATAGCCAAGGCCAGGGGGTATGTCAAAACCATTATTGGGAGGAAAATAAGATTCCCCGGTGGTCAGTTTACCCATAAGGCTGGGGGGCTAATCTTCCAGGGTTCCGCTGCAGATGCTTTAAAGGTTAAACTGATCGAATTGGATAATTACCTGGAATCAACGGGTTCTGATTCCAGAATTTTAATGAACGTACACGACGAATTTGACACCTCAATTGAAAAAGGGCGGGATGACATCAGGGCTAATATAAATAGAATAGTGACTGGATTTGGTAAGGGGGATGAGATTAATTTCAGAGTACCGATAAGAACTAGTCAGGGGGTTGGGGCCAACTGGTGGGAGGCATGCCGTGACTAGTGTAAGGTGCGCCGGATATATCGGGAAGCCACGGGAAGGCCATCCGGAGCTTCATGGGGGGTGGGATACGGGCGTATATAGGGGTTACGGTGTACACGTGGCGGGGGGAAACACAGGAGAAAGTTAATGAAAGTAAGAGATAAAAACATTAAAAAAGATGTTGATGTTGCTTGTAAGGAGTGTTTAAAACGGGAATGTTATTGGCCACGAGAAGACCCGGGGAGTTTCACCCAAGGCCAGGGATACAGATTTAGATCGAAGGATTGGTTATGTGGGAACAGGGAAATTCATGGATGTCCCAATAAATATTGGAGTAACAAATAAAATGTTTGTTATAAAATTAAGGTACTTAGGAAACAACAAAATTGCTGCTGGTGCTGATTTAGATGATTTTAAAAAAGAAAAAGTCATGGAAGCCTCAAAACAGGTGATTGAACTATTTAGGGGAGTTGGGCAGGAGCTTTATTTTGAAGCCATTTTTATTAATGGGTCGTTAATCTTATCAAAAAATATAAAGTGAGGAAACAATGAGAACAGCTAAGCTTATAATTGATTTACAATTTGGTAGTACCGGAAAAGGTTTAATTGCTGGGTATTTAGCTAAACGGCAACCTTTTGATACCATAGTTACAGCCTGGAGTCCTAATGCTGGTCATACCTTCATCGACAGCGATGGGAGAAAGTTCATACATACTACCATCCCAAATGGAATAGTTGGAACTCATGTTAAACGAGTAATGTTAGGGGCTGGGTCGGTTATCAATTTAGATAATTTTACAAAAGAGTGGAAGGAATGTCAAGATATTTTGGAAGGGAAAATCAATGTTTTCATCCATGAAAATGCCACAGTAGTCTCCCCATACCATATGGCCGAAGAAGAAAAGACTATGGTATCAATTGGTAGCACAAGGAAGGGTGTTGGCGCTGCCCTGATTGAGAAAATAAGGCGGAATCCAGATTCAAAAATAACTGCAAGGCAATTTATAAACCGAAAGGAATTCGACCTGCCAGGGGTTGCGGTGGTTACATCAAAGGTTTGGGATGAGATAATGGCCGACGATGTAGAGAATGTTTTGATAGAGGGTTGCCAGGGCTATAGCCTGTCCATTCATCACGGTTTTTACCCATATACAACGTCACGGGATGTATCAACACATCAAATATTGGCAGATTGCTGCATACCCCGAATCAGACACCACAACGCCTTGCAAGTGATTGGGTGTTGCCGAACTTACCCAATCAGGGTGGCCAACAGGTATAATGATAAGGGTGAAATGATTGGGTGGTCTGGGGGTTGTTATGAAGACCAGGGGGAAATAAATTTTGGCGATATTGGCCAGGAAGTGGAATATACCACCGTCACTCGATTACCTAGGCGGATTTTCACATTTTCAAAGGAACAAGTTAGCCGGGCTATCGAGTTGAATGGGGTTGATGATGTCTTTCTGAATTTCACGAATTATTGTTATGACAAAGAGTTGAATAATATAAAGGAATTTATCAGCTCAAAGGCATTTTTGAGATATTATAGCAATGGGCCATCCGAAACCAATGTTACAGATGTATTGGAAATGGGTTCTTAAAATGAATATCAGAGACTTACAAGACGAAATTAAAGTATGGGCTGACTCAGTGTATCCAAATAGGAACAACGAATCGATATTCAACAAACTGGAGGAAGAAATCGGCGAATTGAGGGATTGCAACCATATCGATCCTTTGGAATATGCTGATGTGATATTATTAGTGTTGGACTTGGCTAGTATCAATCAAATAGATATTACATACGCACTACATAAAAAACTCGCCATAAATTATGAAAGAAAATGGGAAATCGACGAAAAAGGGGCAATGCATCATGTTAAATAAAAATCTGACTTTGTTGCAAAAACTCAGGTCGTGCCATGTAAAACGTTGGCAAATCCTGAGGGTCAACCGGGAACAAACACTGGCCGAGCATATGTATTTAGTGTATTTGATATCCAGAGAATATGGGGATGTCATAGGAGTATCAGAAGAAAGACTGGCATTAATGGGGAGTTGGGCTTTAATGCACGACTTACCGGAAGTGGAGACTGGAGACTTGTCAACCCCGTTCAAAACTAGACTCAGAGAGGTTGTACCTGAGTTTGATGCCGCCAGGACAATTGAAATGAACATAGACCAGAGATATGGAGAAGTGTTCAATGGTATAGCATTGGAAGACCCAACCCTTTTAGAGTTGGTGAAACTGGCAGATTTACAGGAGGCGATAATGTTTTTATTTATTGAGGCAATCGGAAAGCATAGTAAAACTGCTGCTGAAACCATTACGAGGGCATGGTATTCAAAACTGGAATATTGTCGGGGGGCTTACCCAAGCATGGAATGGGATAAAATCGAAGGTGTTTTTGTAGAATGTATTAATGAATGGTCTTAGGAGTGTGACATGGCCGACTGGAAAGATGAATATGAAACCATGATCGAAGACTGTATAAACCGCTCCGAAAAATTAAGTGACTGGGAGAGTGACTTTATCCAGTCACTGTCGGAACAACTAGATGATGGGAAAATACCATCATCAAAACAAATCAATAAACTTAATGATATATGGGAGCGTGTAACATGACAAATAACGAATTTAAAGAATTATTGGAAAAGGTTCATAACGACCTTATATTTCTAACCGATACAAAGGGGGCAGATTATACAGTCGGTGATTCCGACCAGTTGGCGAATTTTAAAAATATATCATTCGACACTGGGATTCACGTGGAACAAGCCCTGATGGTGTTTTTAAACAAGCATTTAAGTGCTATTAAAATGTGGGTCAAAAGGAACCGAAACATGGATTATAAGCCATCCGAGCCGATTGATGGGAGGATTGATGATGCTATTTTGTACTTGATTCTACTGAAAGCTATAATTGTGGACAAAGGAAAAGAGCCTAAGGTGAGGAATCAAAGTGATAAGGCCGACTTAAGCTCATCGTAATTTATTCCACCTACCCAGGAGTATACCCCAGATTCCTTCATAATATCACTAAGAGGGCTAATACCAATTAAGTCGATTTTGTCCCATGGGATTAAGTAACTATCGGAATCAACCTTAACCAATATCCAACAATTACCAGACATAGCCCCCCGGCTTTTTAACCAGTTCCTCTGGCCGGGGGTAAGGTGATTAATTTTAAGTACCCCCTTTGGGTACTTTGCTAGGCATTTTAATTCTATCCACCCATGACGATTTGTTGTAAAACTCACATCTGGGATTGAATTTGAATGCCTATCCTCATGTCGCTGGGCCAGCCAGCGGGTCCCCATACCTGATGATATGGTTCTCCAGTACCTGGCCTCAGGTTTCATTTATTACGCGGCTTTTTCAGCTTTGCGTTCAGCAGCGGCCTTATCTCTAGCGGCTTTTTCGGCATTCTTTTCAGCTTTGCGTTCAGCAGCGGCCTTATCTTTAGCGGCTTTGCGTTCAGCTTTTTCGGCATCCTTAGCTTGTAGGAGTGCCAAACCACGAATCCGGTTACCCAGGTTCATACGTTGCATGCCTTTGTTAAGGTGGCCATATTTCGCCGTCAGGTCTTTAACAGAAACCCCGACAATATCAGAGGTTTTAGTATAGCATTCTTCCAGGCTCAATCCATCCAAGGCCAGAGCAGCATCGTCGCCGCAATGGGTAATTTTTGGTGCTTTTTCAGTAGTATCAGTCATAATGATTCTCTCTCTAGTTACTTCGGTTATGCTGGATTTGCGACATTTTTTAATAACTCCTCCAGCGAGTTTAACGGTCAACCAGCCACGGGTTCCTTCGGGTTCGGTGATTTCTTCAACCTCAACCTCAACGCCGTCAATTAGTGTGGCTTGGTATTCCTCAGTGGCCGGGAGGTCACTGGATTTCATCAGGTTATATTGCGATACACCTAATTCTGTGGTATTAACAACAAACTTGTCACCATCAACCTTAATAATGATAAGCTTTTTAGCTTCTAAGGTTCGCGCAACTATTTTATTCGATGCGGCACCAATATTCGTGAGGTCACCCTTAACGATTTCGGATAGAATGGTGGATTGTTTGTGTGTCAATGTTAATTTGTTCATGTCTATAGTCTCCAATTGGGTTTGTTGATAACTTGGATACACTATACCACACCCTTAAAATCCTGTCAAGTATTTTATGTAATCAAGTGTCTATAGTCTCCAGTTGGGTTATGGTAGCAAAATCGCTTACCATGGGTACATTATACCACACCTTTAAAATGCTGTCAAGTATTTTATGCAATCAAGTGTCCAGAGTGTGAATTCCGTCACACCTTTAAAATAATCAAGTGTCCAGAGTGTGAATTCCGTCACACCTTTAAAATAATCAATACTTGACAGGATGTTCAAGGTGTGGTATAATGTATCCATGGTAAGCGATTTTGCTACCATAACCCAACTGGAGACTATAGACATGAACACGAATAAATATGAATTAACTTCTGATACTTGCACCCTAGAAGGTGTCACCCTTTATAGGATAAGAGCTTTAAGGTCTTTTGGTTTTGTTAAAGCTGATGAACTAGGCGGATATATACAGAATGAAAAATGCTTAGATCACTCTGGGAATGCTTGGGTAACAGAAAATGCCCGGGTATCTGGGAATGCTCGGGTAAAAGGGAATGCTTGGGTAACAGGGAATGCTCGGGTAACAGGGAATGCCCGGGTATCTGGGAATGCTTTAGTATCAGAAAATGCTTTGGTAACGGGGTATGCTAGGGTATCTGGGTATGCTAGGGTAGCCGGGGATGCTTTGGTATCTGGGAATGCCTTGGTATCTGGGAATGCTTTAGTAACAGAAAATGTTCTGGTATCTGGGCATGCCTTGGTATCAGAAAATGCTTTGGTAACGGGGTATGCTTGGGTAACGGGGTATGCTTGGGTATCTGGGCATGCCTTGGTATCAGAAAATGCTTGGGTAACGGGGTATGCTAGGGTATCTGGGTATGCTAGGGTATCTGGGCATGTCTTGGTAACGGAGTATAAGAGTCTATGGAATGGCTTAACCAAGAATAAATAACCAGACCCGGCCACGAACGGCCCTAACCCAACCGGAGAAATGAAAATGCTTACAGAAAACTATCAATACCTTGCTTATGCAGCCATGAGCATGATGATGTTTCCCACCATTGAACAATGCTGCACCTATGCAAGATTGAAAACTATTAAACGGTTCCCCGATGCCCCTCTAATTGAAATAATTGAAGCGGAACAGAGGGTAATTTTAAGGGTTAAGGCTAACAATAACTACCGGAATTGGAGCTGAGCAATGAATAAAGTTAAATTTGTGCAAAATGGGAATAGACTTTCTTTTGAAAGCTATGGTGAAGAAATTGCAGTAAAATACCATGCAAAATGGGTTCCTACAAAACTCATAACCCCTGGACTTGCAAAGCAATTAAAAGAGAGGATTAGAAATGAGCAAAGAATTTTATGATTGGTTAAAAGCAAGGTCAGACCAATATACTGAGCCATACGGCAATATTTTGCAGAAATAGTGAAACTTATCGACGAAAAAGGCAACCCGACAAAGTTGCTAATGGGGGATAAATGAAACCGATTAATGAAATATTAGAAAGTTTTGCAGAATTGCCCGATGGATGGGACGGTTACATGGGCGTTGCTCCGGGCAGGCGAACAATAGAGAGAGCAAAAGAAATTGCCGGGTTGTTATCAGGATACGAGTGGCAAGCCGTACCAGGCGAAGATGGATCAATCCAACTGGAATGCCATACGGCTGATTATGACATTGAAATTTATGTGAGGGTGATAAATGAAAACATTTGAAGAGTGGGAACTATCCCAGGGATTTTTAAGCCCTTTAAGCGATGAGGAAAGAGACATTGCAAGGGATGCTTGGAACTTTGCGACAGAGCAAGCAAGGCCCAGATGGATTTCTGTTAGCGAAAGGTTGCCAGATAAGGCAGGGTATTATCCAGCTTTAAGAGATACTAGCAACGAAAAATGGTTTAGGGCTTATTTCTATCCTAACCGTCAATGGGACACTTTCGATGGCTATACAGGTATAGTAACACACTGGCTGGAACTGCCAGAATGAAAGCAATAATCTACCCCTTTCTCTGCGTGTTTGTGGTTATACAGAAATGGCGGGGCATACGGGATGCTCGCCTCCAACTTGTACCCCAATCAAAAGAGCGGGTCTATTGGGCTGCATACAGACAACAATATGAAAAACAATTTTCTGTTATAATCATTAATTTGAATGCCATTGATGAGTAGCACAATGTTTATCAAATATTCTGTCTGGAGCAAGACAGCACCACCGGGCTCCACCTTGAGCGTGGTCTTTAATATCTTGTTCGATTGATTCTTTGGAGAGATAACCGTGTTTGATAATTTTGCTGATCGCTTGGGTACGTTTTTTCTTGGCATTGCTATTGGCCAATGTATTGCGTTTATATGGGTGTACATAGTGCGCGATGGGAACGATTAACGTTGGCATCCTTTGTTTATTATTTCTTGAGCCTTTTTTTCTTTGTTTTCTGCCTCCGCTATTTTTAGCCGTGCAGTTTCAATCTCCACTAGAGCAGCTTTCTTGATGTCAAAAGCATCTGCCTCCATTAAGGAAGCCCGCTTTGCTAAGTCAATTTCAAGTTGGGTTAACTTCTTATCCTTCTCACTTAACGCAGTAAGTAACCCCTGATTAGTGTCCGGGCATTCTACCGCGACCATTGTGGCGAGAATTATTAGTGCTATTGAGAACGGATTATTCATTAGCAGCTCCTTCCGGTTTTGCATATTCATCCATGACTTTGGCCATAACCGCTAACAGGGTACTGATGGCAAATTTAACATGAGGCACACCGGGCCACCATATAGAAACAACCCATATTGCCGCGCATGTAACCACAATAATTACAAAGATTATCGCTTTGTAACTTGCGTTAAAGCAATTGGAAAACTCTTCACAATTCATTATCAATCCTCATTCTTGTTCTGCGCTCTGGTAGCAAGTCCGCCTCGTACATGGTTTTCTTCAAGTCAAATAATCTCCGGTCGTTCTCAACAGTCTCTTTATTAATCAGGGAGACTGCTTTAATGACCTGCACCAAGGCATAAACCATATAAGCAACTAGCACCAACAGGCCAAAGAGCACCAGACCCACAATGCCTTCATGCCCAAAAATCTCCGCAACCTGTTCCATCACAAAGCTTTAAATTGTAATGTCGCCGCGTCTGCAATTATGAGCTGTTCTTCCTCAAACTCGTCAATCAAATCCTCCATTCTATCAACCCTTTTCATTAACCCCTTAATGACTTTCTCTGAGGTCTGGAAGACAAGCGGGCTCGGGTAATCTGTAGTCAACAACAGCTCGTTATCCGCAGTGATAGCAGCATCCAAAGCTTTTAAGCGTGAACGTGCAATGGACGCATTCTCTTCAAGCTCTTGTTGCTCCTCTGATGTGTGGTTACCTATTGCTAACAAGTCTTCCAGCGCCTTAAGCTTGGTCTCTGTTATCCCCCGAGCAACCCTCATTTCATCCAAATGTTTTGAAACCGTAGACATTTTGTGCTCCTAGAAAACAGGGCGGTATTTTCCACCCTGTTTAGCTTAAATAAAATAAACCTGATTAATCAATACTTATGCAACCGGGGCAAATGCCAGGGTGGCTGCATTAGCAGTGATTACAGGGGGAACTTCAGTGATGGTTACTGTGGCAGTAGCCACAACATCCAGAACTGCATCTGTATCATTACCATCGCCCTTAGCAGTAATAACAACATCAACCGCTGGTACAGTACCAATAATCGTAGCTGTTAATGCGCCCTCGTCCGGGGTGATAGTAATTCCGCTCGCGGGGTCAACTGACCACACCAATGGAGTGTTAGGGTCAACAGACCCGGGATTTCCTTCCAACGTCGGCAGGAACGTCGATTGGAAAGGTTTGTTCGCTTCACTTATAAAATCAGCCATTTTATTTTCCTCAATTTACAACATTCCGGTCACTTAATAAACCATTACCCGACCGGATTAGGTAATCTTAAATCCCCAAGCATGAGTCGTTGTTGCGAGACCTGCGACATTATGAGCACCACCATTTCCGGTGACTAATATGCCATAAAATTCAATCGTGTCACCGGCTGCTAAGTTTAAAATTGTTGTAACGATGGAAGTAGGGATACCCCCTGCGGTATTCATATAAAATCCCCCTCTTTTTACTTCAGCCCCATTCTTATAAATAATGGGGACTATAATTGCTCCCAATGCGACGAGTGGTTGCCAAGCTAAACAAAAATGATAAATCCCTGCAACAGGACAGGTGAATACAGAAGTTCCCGTATTCCACACCGAATCAGTATCGAAATCTTCTGTACCAAAAGTAAGCTTAGTGACGACATCCCCTGTGATAGCTTGGTTGACCCCGTTCTTATTTACCGAGAAAGTATATTTCTTTAATTGTGCCCAAGGTTTCCACCATGTTGGAGAAGAACTAGGGGAATGATTAATGTTAGAAGCCTGCAGACTGGAATAGGTTTCCCCATCATCCCCTATAATTTTATCCCCTATGCTGTACGTCTCAGCAGCATCATAATCAACCAATCCCCTTCGGCTAAAATATCTGACAGCGTTTGTACAGTAATTAAGTATCCAATTGAAACGCTGTCTGCTTGGTGGGGTGGAACTTAGAGGCCAACCGGATAACACCTCTCCGGCAGTTGGTTCCGTCTTATCCCCGGTATCTGCCCAGATATTTTTGACGGGCGGTTTAATAATTGCCATGATTTAAAACTCCTCTGAAAATAGACCGCCACCCGAACCAGCACCTTCTTCTCTAAAACCAAGGGCATTGATTTGGTCAGCAAATCCGAAATTATTAGGCACAATAAAAGTTTGTTTTTGATTAAGTTTAACGCCCATTGGGCGAGGTAATATATCCAATTGCAGCAGGGCTTTTTCCGCGAAGGTTAAATTTCGCCCTATTGCAATATCAAAGCTCATGTCATAATTGTCTTCTATTATAACAACACTGGAATTAAACAAATAATTGAGTCCATTTATTAAATCCTCTCCAGTTCCTTTGGAATGGTTCTTAATAATCTTAGCCCGTATTAATTGCCTGTATTCGGGGTCAGCTAATACCGTCGAGGCGGTTGCTGGTTCCAACTCCTCCCGAAACCTTGCCCCAACAGATAGGTCACCTTCTTCCCCAAAATTAAACCCGGGCGGGGCATTATCAGGAAATCCGAAAAAGCTCAAAGCAAGGGAGGATGGGATTATTCTGCTTATACCAACAATTTCCCCAATCGTATCCAGGTTAACACCCCTGACAATATCAATGTCCGATTGAAGACTTATGGTATCCAACACAATTTCCAATTCCTCGCTGTAAGCTAATAGAGCTTCCAGGAACCCGATGAACTTTGCACTCTCATAATATTGGGTGGCACGTCTACCGATGCCAATCTCTGTGTGGTTAATAGTATTATGTGACATTGACCACAATCCTTGACTGGTCAAATACAGCCAGCTCGTCAAAAGCAATTGCAAGATTTGTCTCAGTAACGGGAGCGGCTGCAAACCCTAGGAACAATGTAGTTATTGAATGCCCCGGCACATCATTAACAGGGTCATACAACCTGGATTGGATTACTTCCTCCCCTATAGATTGATTCGCAAGAGCCCAGGCAACAAGGTTATCCTTAATCATCTGGGCTCCCGTCGTGGGCCAACCGGGTTTCTGCACCACATTAACCACAATATAGACGTTCTTTAACGTTGGTCTGTCGAATTTCATTATATGGAAAGCACCTACCGAATCCCCCACGCTGATTGAAACCGCCCCTAACATATCACAACCCAAAGATTTTCTAAGCCATATTGTTTGGGCAATTTCAGCATCCGTCCCGCCCTGCACGATAACATGAACCCCATGTGCGGGTGTACCGTTCCCATCCACAACACTTGTATAATTTTCCAAAACCACGGCCTGAATGACCGTTGGTAGATTCTGCAAGGCACCCTGCAATGATTCCAATAGGGATTGGGCGGGTGTAGAAGTGCTCTGAGCTCTCCTAATCCTTAATTGGGCATCCGTTTCCTCTGTCCTACCGGGTGTGGCCGCCGCATCATTGGTGACAGTCTGCCACCCAAATACAGGGTTATCGATTTTGGTTATAGTCCCTATTGATGCAGTAATGGGGCCAAATACTAACGCTTGAGAATTAACCAGTGCAAACCCGGTTCCATCAATGTTGCCTTGGGTCGTTGTTTGGAATACTTGGCTTGTAGCAGGGTTCCTCACCAAGCTCCCTACCGGGACAACAGTTCCGTCTGTACCACCCAACTTAAGAACGCATGTTGTATATCTACCCTCGATCCTACGTATACCGTTTAATTGCACCAAGCGGGACAAAGCAACACCAAGAGCCGTCTGGGGATTAAATGAATGGTACACATCCTCGGCAAGCATTGTCAGGTTATCTTGCGACTCAGCAAAAATGCCCAATAATTCCCCGTCCAAGGTATCCGGTTCCAGATTAATATCCGTTCCGAAAATACCAATCATGGCATTCTGCAGGTCAGCCAGGAGCTCATCTAATCTCGTGCGGTTAAATCCTAACTCAGTTAATTCCGTCATAATACAACCCTTATATTGTCAGTTGTTCCAAAAATTGTGGTTACTGTGGCGGATACTCCCAACCTCCTTGTATCACGATTAAAAACAACATCAAAGGAACGTAATTCATCAATACCGTCCGTCTCAATAATGGTCTGTTTGATTAACGATTCCGCCAGAGGTAGATTTGCAGGTTTCACCATTATCTCTTGCAAGTAAGGAATACCCGCATCCACATCCAGGAACCATTCTTCCCTCAGAAGCTGTAATCTCGTTCTAACATTCTGGGCCACTGCTTCTTGGTCTCGGGCATAATCGGATAAGCCTTGCCCAAACGTCATATCAAAATTAGAATCCAGCCGTCTTACTATCATGAACGCCCCCGCAATGAATTTCTAATATCCCCGTTTAAAAATTCACACTTAATTTTATTTTTCTTCTTGACGTTTAACAACTTTCTAAATATTGTTATCATTGCACCACCCCACCAAGACCAGCACCACCTGAATTAATGTGCCTATGGGTTTCGTCTATGCGATGCCCATTTGCGATAACTTGCCCGTTAATAGTAAGGTTACCAGTGACCACAATACCCGAATTGTTCATTGTCATTTTAACTGTTCCAGCTCGGTTACGCAGTTCAGCGCCAGCAGTTGAAACCCCTGCTAATTTGTTAGGTTGGGAATTAACCCCCACAAATGCAAACCCATCTGATAGGTCGTGTTGCCTGTAATCTTCCGGTTCACTAATAACCCCATCAATTGCCCAACCATCTATGCACCTTTCGGAAAATATTAAGAGGCACTCATCACCAGCAATGATAGGAAAAGTAAGGTAGAAATTACCCCCGCCAGGAAACACAACGGGCACATCAACGCAAAGAGGCAAATTAACCGCGCCCTTCTCTGTAAAAATCCGCTTGATGGCAGGTTGTACTTCCGCAGTCTGTTTTGTCGCATTATAAGAATGTATAATCCCGGGCAAGCAAGTATGAAGATTCTTTAAAGCAGTATCAACCGCAGATTGTCCAACCTCTTCAACACTTGCCAGGGTGGATTTATTGCGTTCGATTTTTGCATAGTCGTCTGACATTTAAGCCAACCCCAAAGCTTTGAACATTACTTGAGTTTGAACAATTCTATCTTCCAGACCGTTTGTACCACCATTAACTCGCTTAGTCACTGTTATAATGCACGATGTAGCTGTAGATGTGCATTGCTTATGAACCCCGTTTTTCTCAAACCAATACTTACCCGCCAAAAAATAATTCTTAGGGTCTCCCAACAGGCTGTCAGGGTTGGTGTCGTCGGGCAAACCCAGGTGACGGATGAACGCCACGATGTTGTCCTTGCCCGTCAACTGCAAACCGAAGATGCCGCGATATTTCCAACCATCACCGCTTGCTTCATCGCCATTGCCCATACGGTTGGCGTAGACTAAATTGGCTATTTTCTCAGGTTGTCGTGCATAATATTTTGCTGATCTTGAACCGACTTTGCCAATAAAATATTTCCTAAAAATATTCATCAATCCTTCTTCGCTGTAATTCAGGTTCTCTCGTGCATTCTTATACAACCCGCTTTCATGTGCAACCTGCCCCATCATGTGAGCAAAGAATAGCTTGTCAGTAATGCCTAAGTCCGCCATCATCGCCTTGGCAGTATTCGGCCCCATGACGCCATCAGCGGTTAAGCCTAATTGTTTTTGATATTCAACTAAGTAGTTCATAT